ACATCGGAAGTTTCTCGAACTCTTTAATGGTTCGCATAGACTCCTTACCGATAGCCTTTTCGTACGTCCTGTATAGCACAGATTCTTTTGGAAGAATCTGCACACACTTGATGATGTCTTCACACACGCGCTTGAACAATACAAGCGAAGAGTGCGTAATGTCGTAGATAGCATTGTTTGCGGCGGCCATTGCCTGCTCGCGAACACCAACCAACTGCTCTCCCTTTGGAGTTGAGCCGTCCATTACCTCATTGATTCCCGTTGCGTCGCGAATCATACGAAGGTAGTGGTTATACAGCGCAATCAGTTCGTTGATGTTTCTTATAGTATTATTAATCTCTCGGATAGGAGGATTCTGGAATCCGCCCTCTGGGTTCTTCGAGCGGTAGTACATAATACCAGTTTGCTCGTAGATATCCTGAAGGTCTAGAGGAGACAATTCTCCACCCTTTCCAAGGGATACGTTTGAAAGACCCTCAATGTCAATCATAATTCCATCAGGCTTCGCCTTAGCGATTGCCTGCTGAATCTTGAGGTGCGTAATCTGAAGTTGGTCAGCAAATCCAACGATGCTAGACACCATAGATTTAGGCATCATACGGCGGAAGTTCGTAGCAACAATTGAGTAAGACAACGTTGTACGAGAAAGGTCGTGAATGTTGCGTGGCTGGTTGTGCTTTTTGCCGTACTTAAACAGCATATCTGTACCGGGAACGTATAGGCCACCATAGGTGCACATAACGTCCATATAGAAAGGCTTGCGGTCAAAAACAGACTGCGTAGGCATCTTGTACTCTTCGCCCTTGTAATAAAAGCCGACATTCCCGTACTGAGATGTTTTCTCCTCGTAAATCTGCTGGTCAAGGCCAATAAATTCAAAATCTAGCACCGTGATGCGGAACTCGTCATATCCGTATGCGTTTTTACCCGTAGTTGGGTCGTACCACATAGCGTTTAGTTTGTTTGCGTCGTTTCCGAACTTACCCTGATACGTGCGGGCAATCTTGGTCCAGTCATCTTCTGTGATATCCTTAGCGACACGCTTGAGGTCTAAAATAGACATCTGGCGAACTTCCGCTGCGTATACCAAATCGCGCATATTGGGGTCCTCTGAGTACGAGTGAACCAGGGTTGATGGGTCAACATAGCGCTCAACAATCCCGTGATTTGGGTCGTTTTCGCGCTTGATGGCCGCGACTCCACAAACTACCAAATCCTCAACGGCACGGCGGAACGTAGATTCGTTAAATGAGTTCCACTCTAGCGTGAGATTGGTGGCGATTTGGGCTGCGATTTCAGCAGCAATCTTGATGTTGGTGTCCAAGAAGATTTCAGCCTCCTCGGTTGTGTCTGGCATAGCATCAATATCTTCACTAAGCGAAACGCCCATTGCGCGCATCTCCTTAAGGAAGTCTTTATTCTCGATGACGGCCTTCACCTTTGCCTTGCGCATCTCCTTCTCCGTGCGCGAAACTGAGTCAACAGCCTCTACGTTTGGATATGGTTTGCGAGAAAGAATCTTGTTTACTACAATCTTAACAAACTTTGGAACAATGGGAACTGGTGACCAGTCAATGTTCAACAAAGTGCCATCATTTCCAGATGGGTCAAGGCTGCTTAGAATCTGCTTATAGATTCGAGTATCTTGAGTTCCTTGGGCATAGTCGCGGTTGCGCTCAAACTCACGCTGGCGCTTTTGAAAAAGGCCCTGATTATTCTCAAGGCCGCCCCACTGTGACAGAATCGCTTTAGCGTACTGCTTCCCGTAATCAGAACCCATCTTTATGATGGAGTTTGCTGAAGGGTCGGGGAATGCCCCTAAATTCTTTTCTTTTGACATAATGTGTTTCTAAAGCGTTTCGCGGAAGAACTCAACTGCAAAGATACACAATTATATCTTTAATCATAAAGAATCCCTAGTCCAGTATTTATGGCGCCTGAAAAATTCTTTTCCATCAAAATCAGCCATCTTTGGGGCCTCTGTTTTTACCTGCGCGGCAAGAAGGCACAGTCCGCTAGAGATGGACAAGTCATACTTGGTTCGGTTATTCACCTTGAAGCCAATCCAATCTTCGAGAGTCCTATTTAAATACATATTTCCATATGTTCCATCTTCTCGCTCTCCAACGTGCTTATGAATATATGCTTCAATGGCCTGGGCGTGTGCTTGAATAACTTCTTGAGAGTTTGATGGTATGCCCTTTGTTTTTGAGGCTCCTCCACCTCCGAGGTGTTTGGGTCGGTCAAGAAGATAATCAGAGTATCCGCGCTGCTCAAAGTAGCGCGCAATCCCGTATTTGTTGTTCTCTATAAGAACTGGGTATCCGTAGAACACTGCAGCCATCAATACGTCCTCGTAGAATATAGATGCCAGAGGTGGGCGCTCGGCGTATTCCGCTACAAACATATTGGATACATCGTTCATATTGAACTTGTTATAAAAGTGACAGGCTCCTTTTGAGCCTCGTCCGTCGACAGTGGCGTCAAGGTCGTAGGAGTCACACCCGCCGACACCCATATTGGCGTTTGCTGGACCCCATCCGCTGAGGCGACCTTTAACCTTTTGGTTTCGTTTGTCTTTCGGCTGCATCCACGATACGTACCACCGCCCCTCCGGGGAAGGCTCCCAAATGACCTCAGAGTCTTGAACTCCTCCGGCCCAGTGGAAGTTCCCGCGGATGACAGGGCTGGGGTACATCATATCGTTATAGTTTACCTGCTCGTAAATCTTACCAAGGTCGAACAGGCTTCCCTCGACCGAGTCGCGGAACGCCTCGTCAAACGAGAAAGGAAACTGACGTATAACTTCGTTCAGTTCGTTTTTATCATTTTTCAGTGCACTGCGCTCATTGTCAAGGTATTGACGTGCACCTATTGTTACATAGTCGCCGTCGCTATTGAGCATAGGCTCTTCCGGTGTCTCCACAATTGGATTCCCGTATTTGTCAAAGAAACCCTCTAGGGCGTCATATGCCGGAACGAACATACGGTACAGCATAGAGCGAGTTCTCCCATTGGCGTTTCTCTCTCTTGGGTCGCTGTCCCTCCATAACTCTTTAAACTGCTGACCACCCTTGTCCATAGGGTTTACGGTTGAACCGACCATAGCGGTTCCAACAATCTTGCTACCAACAATCAAACAGGTTCTGTTGATGCGCCAGGCTTCTCGGATGTCCGTTGGCCTCTCCCATTTGCCTGCCTCGTCGAGGAACAGCATATATAGGCGCTCGCCGTCATATGCGTTGTTTACGGTGTTTTTCCAGTTGATGACCGTGTTGAGGGCCTCTCCTTGCTGGGCGGCTTTATTTGTTTTAGTGATTCTCTTCGATGGTTCACGAAAGGCCAACTCCATACGTGGGTTCGTTGTTCCATCTTGAATTGGTTTAAAGAAGAACGGGTACGACTTGTACATACGTACAATTTTCTTCATAAATACGTTCTCCTGAGCGTCGGCACCGGTCTTGGACATAATGCCAAGCAACTTGTCTTTTGCTTTTGTGCCCTCGCTTAGAATCATAGACGACGCCATATTGGTGTACCCTGAGCGTCGACACTTTACAAACAACTGCCCAACGCAACGCGTATCCACCTTACACGCCTCAGCGTGTATGAATAGTTTACGTTGAAACTGCAGATACTGGCCGTAGAATGAGCCATCAATCTTGCTCCACTGGAGCATCATATAGTGGTTACCAGTAATGTATGTTGGAACACCATTATTGTAAAACCACAGTCCTTCAATGCGTCGACGGAACTCTTCCTTAATGTAGGGGAGGAATCGCGTTTGTATTTCCTTTGGCTGCTCCATCCAGGAGTCCATCGTCTTTGTCTTTTCGATGGCGTCTGGTGGTGTCTGTCGGGACCAGAATTGTTCTTCTACTGGCTTGTCGTGAAAAAGTATCTTGCTTTGAGCAGGTTGCTCTGGAAGTTGTATAAGAAGGCCGTCAATATCTATAACCTCTCCAGCCGTCCCATTGGGGCAGATATTTACAACGTCTATTCCGTCAACTTTTACGACGCCTGCCATTACTTACTAAATTGCTCTGCAAATCCAGCACTGAAGTCCTGGTCTTCGCTCATATCGCCGCCTTCATCTAATTCCCGCAACATACTTTCGACTTCCATACGCATACGAAACATCTCCTTTGTGTCGGATGCCGTCTGTTTAATGGACTGCAACTCAGCCTTTCGGCCCGAGCCGGTCAGTTCTGGGTCAACAGGTTTCTGAATCTCTTCAACCATATTGCGTATGGCCCCCTCCATTGCGTACAGGAAGTTGCGCATTTCCTCTTTTGTATCGAATCCTTTCTTGCGTCCCATTACTTAGCCTTTTTTACGGCGTTTGGATGCTTGTCAAAGTAGTCAAAATGGTCTACTTTTTCCTCAGCCTTGTAAATAATGTCGTCTGGCTTCATTCGGTACACCTTATCCCCGTTGGGGAGTTTGATGAGGTAGTCAGAATTTTTAGAATAACCCACTAAATCGCCCTTTTTTAGGTCGAGTTCTTCAGTCCCCAGCCCTTCGCAGTATACTCGCGCCTCTTGCTTGTCCTCTTCGGACTTGTGTCCAAGAAAAAGGCCCGATTTTGAGCCATATTCCTCTTGTTTTTGGCTCACGGCCTCCAGGAACACCCAGTTTCCAAGCATTTTCACCTCTCCAGACGGAGAAATAGCAGCATAACTCTGACCCTGGTAGTTTGTTGGGTCATATGAGACTCGCGCCACGCCCCCACCAATAAAATACTTGTCTGGTTCTTGGTTGATATGGTGGTGAAACACCAACAAATCGCCGATTTCGGCGGCGGTTCCAAATTTCTCAGGTACAGCCACAATTTCAGCATACGAAATTCGGCCTTCAAAGTCATCGAAACGCATATCTTTGGCGAGCGTTAGCGAGCCAACTTTAAATTCGTCCTCGAAGTTCTTCTCTACCTTAATGTGGAAGTCGTACAAGGGGCGCATATCAGAAGTTTATGTCAAACTCAATCATAGTAGGACAACCGGACACTTGCTTCCACAGTACAATACCACCGTCGGGTGCTTGCACGTATACAAGGTAGCGCTCTAGCCCGTAAAGGGACAGTGCTCGCTCATCTAGTTGGATGTCTACAATTTCGTTTTCACCAACGGTGTTTCCAATCTTGTATGCTAGACCGTTTTTGGGGTCCGCCCCAACCACAATCTTTCTAATAATGTTACTATTGTTCATCGTCTTCAGTTGAAATACCAAACTCGCCAAGGAGACCATCTAAAGAGTCGGCTCTTTCTGAGCGTCGTATCGTTTGTCGGTAGGTGTCGATACCAACTTGAAGCAGTCGGTCCAGTTCCTCCTCGTTTTCGATGAAGAAGTCCGTCATAGCCTTAAAGTTGTAGTTGCCCTCGTCCGTCTCGCTCTCGATATAGATGCCAGCAATAGAGATGTAGGCGAAGTCGTTTCCAAATCCGTAGTGGTAAGCGATATCCTGAATCTCTTGTAGTTTCTCCCGAATCTCCATAAAGAACTCGAGATGCTCCCCGGCGTTGTTGTCCATAGGTATTTAATTATATTATATGCAAATATACGTATTATATACTAATTTTGCAATTGTATCTAAATCGAATATAATGAATAAAGAGAAACTGCAACAGCGAAAGCAGTTCAGGGACATCATCTATAAGGCGGACCCACCGCCTGCTGACTACCTGTGGAATTTTTCAGTTGTCATAGACTATTGTATGAAGCGCTATGACCTGCGCGAATCCCAAATCAAACTTATGCTGTTTGTCTACTCTATGGAGTCCTTCCTGTTTAAGCCTATGGCGCAGAAGATGAACCGCAGCCCGATTAAACTCTGGGAGAAGGTAGCCCGAGACCTAGTAGACAGAGACTTCATAAAAGAAGAACTGTACTCAAAGGGGTACAAGAAGGAGTTCTATGAAACCTACGAGCCACACACCACCACCCCCGGAGTGATGTCCAGACGATGGGCACTCTCCACAAAAGGAAGGCAGTTTGTTAGTAAGTTTTATCAGTACCTAGAGGGCTCAAGGGCAATGAACCCTGACGTGCTATAGCCCCGCCGCGAACTGGGAACGCTAATCAATACTGCGTATGTGATTAACACCACAACAACAACTGCAACATCTGTTCAAAACCATTACCGTTTTGTTTATTACTTTTGTCGTAACTTCGCAAAGTGGCAACGGAGTAACAACATAAAGAAGTCAACAGCGTCTTCAGTCACTCCCCCTTCTGAGTGAGTGTCACCCACGACACGACCACTCGCCACACAGTCAAAATCACCCCATACTATACCCCGTTCACAACAGGCCCCGAGAGGGGCCTTTTTCGTGTTCCTAAAACTCCCGATATACACCATTAAATAGGAAATCTAAGTCTCAACCCCACCGGGCCCAATTGCCTCCAGGAAACCCAAAAAAAAGTACCAAAAAAGGGGGATATAAACGTAAATCCTGTAGAGTTATACGTGCCTGCGGGATTCTACAGCGGCGCCAACGTTCACGCGCGCAACCCGACACGGATTTCCAAACC